CTGCAGCGTGTGCAGCTCCGAGGACGACATGCAGACATAGACAGCGCCCTTGGTCACCGCCAACATGTTGACGCAGGCGTCATAAAGGAACCGCGCGAAGCCTTCCCCCAGGTTGTCGTTGAGGATCTTCCGGTTCTTCCCCCTCAGCTTGTCCTTGGCCGAATTGCCATAGTCCACGTTGTAGGGCGGATCGGTGAAGCACATATCGGCAAGGCCGCCATCAAGCACCCGCTCGACGTCGGCAAGGACCGTGGCGTCACCGCAGAGCACGCGGTGCCCGCCGAGGATCCACAGCTCCCCCGGTCGGCTGACCGGATCGGCCGGCGGCTCGGGAACCTCATCATCGCCGGCGGTGGCATTCTCGCCGCCGTTTTCGATCTCCGCAAAGAGCCGGTCGATATCCTCCTGGCCAAAACCAAGCAGGTCGAGGTCGAAACCATCCTCCCGCAGCCGTGCGAGTTCCGCCGCCAGCATCGCGTCATCATAACCGGCGTTCAACGCGATCTGGTTGTCCGCCAAGCGGAACGCCCGGGCTTGGGCATCGCTCAGATGGGATAGGCGGATCACCGGCACTTCCGCCAGCGCAAGCCGACGGGCCGCCAGCAGGCGGCCGTGGCCGGCGATCAGCACGCCGCGCTCGTCCACCAGGCAAGGTACGTTGAACCCGAACTCGGCGATCGAGCCCGCGATTTGCGCCACCTGCTCCGGCGAATGGGTCCGGGCATTGGCGGCGTAGGGCAGCAGCCGTTCGATCGGCCAGCGCTCGATCTGGAAGGGTTCAGTCGGCATGAGGAATGTCCCTGCCGCGCGCCGATGCGACGGCATCGAAGGTCTGGCCGGTTTTGGCATGGATCACCGGCAACTCGGGGAACAGCTCACGCCACCGCAGGATGGTGACGTCCACATACTCCGGCGCCAGTTCCATGGCGCGAACGAGACGCCCGGTGCGCTGACCGGCGATGATGGTGGTGCCGGAGCCCGAAAAGGGCTCGTAGACGAGGCCGCTTTCATCCAGCCAGGTTTGCAGGGCGAAGGCGGCCAGCTTGACCGGGAACACCGCCGGGTGTTCGGTCTCGATGCCGCGGGCCTTGTGGCGGGTGATGCGAATGACGTTGTCGGGAATGCGCGTCTCCTGCACACCCTGGCCGGCGTGGGTCCATCCGCCCACATGGCCGTCCTTGCCGCGCATGCCGCCGTGGCTGTCGTTGATGTGCCCGGCCCATTTGCAGGGGACCGTCTTGTTGGGCCTGCGGGCCTGGCGGTTGAAGTGGAAGACGAACTCGAAGGCCGGGGCCAGCCGCCCGTTCCAATCTCCGGGCAGCCCCGGTCCCTGATCCCAGACATAGAGGCCGAAGCGCCGCCATCCCTGGGCGCGCATCCATTCCAGCCAGCCCTGCCAATAGGGCTGCCATTCGTTGTCGCGGTGGATCACGCCGAGATTGACCAACACCTGACCGTCATCGGCCATGGGGATAGTGGCAAAAACGCCCTGCATCAGGGCGTCCCAGTTGCCGATTCCCCCGGTCGTGTAGTCGCGCTGGTTGCCGTAGGGCGGCGAAGTGAACAGCAGGGAAGCCCGCTCGCCGTCCATCAGACGGGCAACGGCTTTCGGGTCTGCGCTGTCGCCGCACTGCAGACGGTGATCGCCGAGGGTCCAGAGATCGCCCGGGCGCGATAGCGGATCGCCGGACGGCTCGGGGGTGTCATCAACCTCGTCTTCGCCAGGATCGCCGTCTTCCTCAGCCACGTCGTCGAGCGGAGCCATCAGGCGGTCGAGTTCGACCTCGTCGAAGCCGATCAGCGAGAGATCGAACCCGTCGCCGTTCAGGGCATGGAGTTCGGCCGCCAGCAGTTCTTCATCCCATCCGGCATTCAAAGCGAGCTTATTGTCGGCCAGCACGTAGGCGCGCCGCTGGGCATCGGTCAGATGGTCGAGCACCAGCACCGGGACAGTGTCGAGCCCGAGCCGTTTCGCCGCCAGCACCCGGCCGTGCCCGGCGATGATGTTACCGCGGCCGTCCACCAGCACCGGATTGGTCCAGCCGAATTCGATGATACTGGCGGCGATCTGAGCCACCTGCTCGTCGGAATGCGTCCGGGCGTTCCGGACACAAGGGACCAGTCGGTCGAGCGGCATATGCTCGATCGCTTCGGGCAGGTTCATCGTCATCGATGTTGGTAACCTCGGTTGGGTGGTAACCGGCCCGGGCGGTTACCAGCTTGCGGTTACCAGCCTCCGAAACGACAAAGGCGCGCTGGCCGTGGCCTTGCGCGCCCTGGTGGGTGGTAACCGGAAAGGGGTGGTAACTCAAATTCAAGGGCTGGCGGTAGCGAAATCCCGCGCTGTCGCCCCCAGCATACGTTCCACGCCAGGGAGGACCCGTACAACCGCCGCGTCGGCGTCCGTTCGCGCCTCTCGCGAGCCTGACCCGAACATAGCCTTTTCTGACCGCGGCCGTCTCAGCCTGCGATGTCTCACCGAAAAGTGTCTCACTCATCCGTTCGGGCTTGACAGCCGGTTCGCCCGTTCGACCACGAACGACCGCGAGCGCTTCCCCGGCACCCGGCGCCCGTTGAGTCTCAACGCGATGACGCCGAGGCCGTACCGCCAGCGGCGGTGCGCGGTCGCCCGCGCGATCCCGAACCGCCAGCAGACTTCCTTCCAGGATGCGCCTTCCGCCCGGGCCCACACCAGCTTCCCGTCTTCCGGCGCCAGGAAGCGGCACCACGTAACGGCCTCGTCCATGCGCGAGATGGCCGCCGGCGACGGCCGGGGCGGGCGCATCGGCTTCGGCTCCTGGCCGACGAGATCGCCGAAGTCGTGGATGACCTCGGGCCACACGCTGAAATATCCCCGCACCTTTTCCTCGGGCAGCCGCTTCAGCACGTCGGCGGCCTCGGCCAGGCGCTCCTCGACCAGCAGCGGCGTCCAGTGGATGTCAGTCATGGCGCCCATCCCCGTCTGCACCCCGCTTGCCATAGAGCTTGGCCCCCAACTGCTTCACCAACTCGCGTTCGGGCCAGGTCAAGCGCCGGTCGTCCTCGGCGATCACCAGCACGCCCTGTTCCCGCCAGCCCTGGCGCTTGACCTGCTCGGGGTCGCGGCGCGCGCCACCGTAGCCCTTGGGGAGGTATCTCACGGCAGTTCTCCGCCTTCACTTGGGCCACCCGCTGCTTCGCCCGCCGCGGATGCCGCGGATGCCGCGGGTATTTCGTATGACCTGCTACGCGCGCGCGCACGTGTGTCGCGATATGAAAAACGTGCGGCATCCGCGGCATCCGCGGCAAACGACCGCATATGACCGTCAGAACGAGCCGTCATGGTCCGTCTCCATTCGGTTCTGCCACTGTTGCGAGGTGTCCACCGCCTTGACCGTGATGCCCAGGAAGCCGCGTTTCTTGCGGTGTCCGGGGGTTTCGGCGACCGGTTCATAGCCGTGCCTGTGCAGAATCTGGCTGAACCATTTCGTCGTGCCGGGCTTCTCGCCGTTGGCCAGGGCATAGGCCGACCAGCTGGCGAACAGGGCGGCGGTCGTGTCGCAGACGTTTCGGCCGCCCGTCTCGCAGCATTCCCCCACCCACTGGCGCACGCTGTCCTGTTCGGTGAAGTACTCGTTGGTCGCCTCGGCGACGACGGCGGGGCGCACCAGACCATCCCGCTGCCAAGCGAGCGCGCCCTCGATCGCCCAGGCGAGGATGGCCGGCCACTCGGCCTTGAGTTTCGCCTCGAGCCGCTTGTCGGGCGTCGGCGGCTTGTGGACGAAGGGGATGATGTTGAACCGACGCCGGGCCGCGTCGTCGACGTTGCGAAGCATCGGCTTGTGATTGCCGACGATGACGAGCTTGAACCGGGGTCGGTATTCGAAAAAGTCCTGCCGCATGAACCGCGCGCGAATGGTATCGCCGCCGGTCATCTGCTTGATGCGGCTTTCCGCCCAGGCCCGTCCTTCCTCGGTTTCCGAGGCGCTCACCATGCGGGCGCCCTGGAGCATGGCGAGGTCGGTGGGATGCTTGTCGGTGACCGTGGCGGTGAAGGTGTCCATCGCCGCCGTGGTGGCGTAATCGCCCATCACGCCCGCCAGGACGTTCAGGAACACCGACTTGCCGTTGCCGCCGGGACCGTACACGAAGAACAAGGCATGCTCGCGCACGTCACCGGTGAGGCAGTATCCCGCGACCTGCTGCAGAAACCGCTGGAGCCCCGTGTCGCTGAGGGTTGCTTCCTGCAGGAACCTGGTCCACAGGGGGCAGTCAGCCTTGTGATCGGGTGCGACCGCCGCCTGCCGGGTGATGTAGTCGGTTCGCTGTGCCGGGCGCAGGGTGCCGTCCCGCAGGTTGACGACGCCCGCGGGCGTGCCGAGCAGGAACGGATCGGCATCCCAGATCGCCGAGGTGACCGCGAACGCCCGGTCGGCCTGTGCAAACCGCTCGACGGCCGCCGCCGTGCTGGCCTTGGCGAGCTTCTCGTCCGAGGTCGTGTTGAGGTCGCGGCATATCTTGCGCGCCCAGTTAAAGGCGAGCCGAGTCTCCTCCTTCTGCCAATGGGTACCGGTCCAGATGTACCATCGGCCCACATGGTGACAGAACCGGAGGTCGTTCTTGTGCGCCTCGGCGAAGGCGAGGGCAATTCCGTCCTCCGTCCGGTCGAACCCCGCGAGGCCACTTTGGTCGGTCTTGGGGCGACCGGTTCGCCTGCCTGGCCGCGGCATGGGTTCCGGCATACTGCGCGGCTGCGCCACCCCCGCGTCGAGACCGCTCCGGATGGTGCGGCGGACGGCCTCCCCGCCGTCATCGGCAACGAGGCCGGACGCAGTCGCCGCTTCCATCAGCGCGCTTTCCACCGCGCCGCGACCGATCGCACCGGTGCCAACGAGCTGGCCCAGATTGAAGGCGGCGCGGTTGAGCGCCTCGTTGCGCTGGCCTGCGGCGGCCTGCGTGACCTTGCGACACTCATCGGCCAGCGCCGCCGCCGCATAGGGCGCGTGGTCCCGTTGGTGTTGCTCCGTGAGCGTCCGAGTGCCCTGTCCACCGTGGGCCCCTGGGCCGCCGACCAGGTCGAGGAACCATTGCGGCGCATCGACCGACTCGCCCTCGTAAACCCATTCGTAGCCGACGCCGTCGGCGTTCACGCTGGGCGCGACGATGACGTATCCGCCGTCGCCGCGGATATCGAGCCCCGCTCCCAGCTTCGAGGCGCTGTTCTTGATCTTGAATCCAGGCCAGGAGAACAGGCGGTGCTCGCCACCGCGCGGCGTTCGCTGCGTCCGGGTCTGCGGCAGCGGCCCATGCGCCGCTTCCATCGCGGCGAGCGCGGCAAACCCGTCGATGCCCTTGCCTTCGTCACGATCGATGTCGAGGACGAACATGCCGCTGGGCTCGCCCGTCGGGATGCCGATCATCGCT